AGGCAGGAGAGCAGGTAGTGTCCAGCGCCAATGTAATGCTGCCGGTAATGACGCTGGGGCATCAGGATAAGATAGTTTATGATAGCAAGACTTATTCCATATTGAGTATTGAATTAAAGAAGGACTTCAGCAATAGGTTTCTGCTGATTTATTTGGCATGAGAAAAGAATGAATATTAACTTTAATACTTCAGATTTTGATAATAAATTTAAACGTATAGTAAAGACGGCAATTCCTGCTCTTGTTGAAAAGGGTCTTGGTAGGGCGATGTTAGATTTGATGAATGATACGGTGATGACCGCGCCTACAGTTCCTCTAAAAGAGGGATTTTTAAGAGGTTCGGCGAGCATATTCGTGCAGAATAAATTCGTAACTGATAGCACGGGTCTTCCAAATGCTAAAGCTGGTAAGGCTTTAACAGTTTATGCAGAAAACATAGCACCATATCAATTCGTCGGACTGATAGGATTTAATACCAGCTATGCGGCCAAGATGCATGAAGCTATTGATTTCCACTTTTCAGAACCGTCTTCCGGGCCGAAATATCTGGAAAGCAAGTTAATTACCAAGAAGAATGTCTATATGAGGGTTATAGCAGAGACAATCAAGGAGGGTGGCGGTGCTTAAGCAAATCACCCAATATATCAAAAATAACACTACCGGCTTTACTATCGGCACCAATCTCTTCGCCGGCTTTGCGCCTTCCACTGCGCAAAACGACGTGGTTGTCATCAGGGAATCTGGCGGAGCTCCGGATCCATATTTAACCGACAAGGTGGAATGGGCTATCCAGGTGCTGTCGCGCGCTTCGGACTACTGGACAGCGAGGGCCAACGCTTTCAAAGTGTTCGTTCTTCTGCATGGCATGAAGGGGATTACCTTGCCAGTTGTTGCAGGAGATAGTGCGGTTTATTATATTAATGTGGTAGAAGCAATCACCGCCCCGCAGAATGTCGGACAGGACGAAAAGGGGCTTTGGAATATAAGCACAAACTACATATTGCGTATTCAAGACGCATAAAAAAAGGAGGAGTAAAATGTTAAGGGATTTAGGACCATGCGTAATCGAGTTTGATGGAGAGGATTTAGGAGCAACTTCGGGGGGCGTAACTTTCCGTTACACCGAAGAGAGTAAGCCGGTGAACGAGGACCAAAAGGGCGTTACTAACGTAGACGAGATAAAGGTCGGCGTGTCTGCCTGCGAGGTGGAAGTGCCATTATCCCGCGCTACACTGGCCATCTTGGCTCAAGTCATCGGGGGGTCTTCGTATTCAGGAAATAGGCTTAACGCAAACAACCAAGTCGGCGTGTCGATGTATGATAACGCCAAGGCTTTAGTGCTGAAGCCTATCGTCAACAATGTGGCCTCTACAAGCTCCGCGGACTGGCTGAACATACCCAAGGCCTACCCGAAAGTGGACTTTGAGATTGGCTTCAACAACGAGGGTCAGAGGGTATACAAGGTTATGTTCAAAGGTTTCCCGGATACTTCTACCGGGCTGATCTGGTATATGGGAGCGTAATAAAAATGAGCGATTTCGATATGTGGCAGTTAATGCTCGAAAATTTACCCATAGATTATGTGTATGGGTATTGCTAACCTTTAATTAAAGGAGGAATTGTAATGCCTACATTAAGAAGAGAAGAGGTCAAGCAGCTTTCCGAGCCGATCATAATCGAGGCCGGGATCCTGGGGGAAAAGGAGTACCGGGTTGAGAAAGTTACCACAGACCTGCTGAAGAAAGTCAATGAGCTGGCTTCAAAGCAGGAAAAGGAATTCTCGGCCGATACCCCTATTCAGCAGCTGGCGTTATTGACGGGTGTTTCAGCGAGCGAGCTGGAGAGAGTGGATCTCAGGGTGGTAGGTAGGGTGCTTGATTTCATAATGAGTGAGATAACCTCGGGGATTAAAGCAAAAAACCCTTTGGGGGCAGAGGCAAAATAATAAGCCTGGTTGCTTCTGCCTTTCCGGGGCTTTTTAGGTATGCTGAAATTCTTAACCTTGATGTGAGAGATTTGGCATTTTGGGAAAGAGAGGCTCAAAAAAGGATTATACAGAATCGAATGTCTGCGATTCAGGCCTGTAGACTTGCTACAGCTAAAGATTCAGCATATCAGAATGTGATGAGTGATTTGCAAAGAAGCCTCGCCAAGATAGAACACGGTGAAGAGGTGGTTATTAAAGAAAGTTGGAAAGCCTTAAAAATTATGAAAAGGGGATAAAATGGGTTTTGATGCCGGTGCAATTATAGGACGGATGATTTTGGATAAAAATAAGTGGGATTCGACTGTCCGCGCGGTCGGTATTGACCAGCAGAAGATGAAGAATTCCTTTTCTTCTTTTGCAACTTCCTTTAAGGCCAACTGGATTGCTGTTACCGCCGCTATTACTGGTAGCATGCTTCTGATAAACAAGTCTTGGCAGTTAATGCAGATGGGTGCTAAGGCCCAGCAGATAGAGGATAGCTTTGCGGCCATCGCCAGGCAGGCCGGCATCTCAGGGGCAGAGCTTAAGAAAGCTTTGAATGATGCTTCTATTGGAATGGCTAATTTTTCCAATGTCGCCGCTTCTGCCTCTGCTCTACTCGGGCAGTCGTTGAAACCGGAGCAGATTGTCGCTTTGATGCAGGTTGCTAGAGTAGAGGCTAAAAAGACAGGGCAGGATGTAGAGGCGGTATTTAACCAGATAGCTTCGGCCGTAACGGGCGGATTTTTAGTAACAGTCAAGAGGAACTTCGGCCTTAACGTAGAACTTGCCAACGCTTATCGGAATTACGCGCAGCAGTTAGGAATAACTACGACAGAGGTTGAGCAGTATTATAAAGCCCAGGCCCTGGCTAATGAAATTATAAAAGCGGCCAAAGTTGATATTGATAGCTTGAGTGGAGCGATGCTTTCTCACGCCGAGAGAATACAGCAATTAAAAGCATCCTGGAACGACTTCCAAGAAAAATTAGGGTATTTCTTACTTGAGATAATGACCGTTATCGGAGATATAGCAGGGATAGCATTCTCCTATATTCTTTCAATAATTGAAATGATTCTTTCCGGGGTAGCTAAGATCATGTCAATCATACCCGGAATGAAAAGCCAGATGAATGCCGTGGCGGATGAATGGTACAACAAATCCAAGGCTAACACCGAAGCCATGCTCGGGTATTATACTGACTTGACTAATGGATTGAAGTCTTTATTCAGCGGAACGCAAAACTCCGGGACGCAGATGTTCCAAAATCTCGCTACCCAGGGACAGCAGAGCGCACGGTATATCAAGCAGACCTGGGACGAATGGATAAAAGATACCCAGCAAAATTTTAACCTAATGCTTTCCCTGGGTCAAGGATCGTTTAATACCTTAAAAACTGGCATATCTGATTTAGGCATGAGTATCATTGGCATGGGCGATGAGATAGAACAGGTCTTCGCTAACCTTGGAAAAAGCATCATTAATATGCTTATGGAGATCGCCGCGCAGTGGATAGCGATGAAGATAATGATGGGGATTACCAGCGTGTTCTCATTCGGCACTGCTTCTGCCGGCACAAGTTCAATTTCTGCTTCCGATATATCTGGAACTGGACTTCTGGGTCATTCTGAGGGTATTGAAGACGTGCCATATACAGGCGTATATCGCCTGCACGAAGGCGAGAAGGTAACGCCGAAGTATGACGCTACCAAAGGCGAAGCCATAGAGCTAACCATAGTTAATCAGATTACGCCCGAGGCGGTAGCAACCGCGATGTCCGGCAAAGAAGGGCAGGGGGTTATCGTCAACACCATAAACACTGACGCCCTGCGCAACGGCACTACGCGCAAGACGATAAGGAGAAGATAATGGCTGACTGGGCACCTGCACGCGAGTCAATAGAGGGGGTAAGGGACTATAACGTCGCAGAGTCCATATACGAGAACAAGAGCGACGAGACGCGGCTTATTACTCCAGATGAGCTAATAGGCTTCAAAATTAAAAGCCCGCAGCTTACTTATGCGCAATATCAGGAATATCTGGCTCAATTCCAGAGCGTCAAGGGTTCGCTGACTTCATTCACTATTTTATACCCATTCGATAATACGGAATATACGGTAAGGTTTGAGAAGGGAAGCTGGAAAGAGACTTATCAGTCGGGGACGTTTCAGGTTGAATTTTCGCTAAAGAGGGTTTGGTAATGCCAGAAGATATTAAATATGCTTGGGATAAACCTTGCGATGAAATACTTTATTCGCCTTGTATGCCTGGGAATATTGTCAATGAATATATACCGGAGGATATTGAATGTGTCCCTTAGATACCAATAGCAATTTCAAAGAAAAATCGCGTGCCCGGTCAAAGCAGCCGATATTCCTTTATACAATTTATGACTATATCGGCGACGGCTCGGACAAGTGCTTCGCCGCGTATAACCAGGATGTCGTCTTTGATGGAGTAACTTATACGAAATTCCCGATTACCCACGACCAGATAACCGAGAATACCAAAGGGCAGATTGATTCTGTAAAGGTGCAGGTCTCTAATGTCTCTCGTCTTATTGAATATTATCTCCAGAATTACGACCTGCGCGGCAAGAAGGTGTCAATCAAGATGGTCTACGCCGACGCTTTAGATGATCCTGACTGTTATATAGAGTTTTCAAATTACATAGACAGCTATACCTCAAACGTCTCGGATGTCGTCTTTACTTTAATGAGCAAGTTTGACATTCTTGAGCTTAAGCTCCCCTCAATCCTATGGATGAGAGATTGGTGCCAGTGGGAGTTCGCTTCGCCGGCTGTCAGGGCCCTGGGCCGCGGGGAAGAGTGCGGATACGCCGGGGCAGAGACAGAATGCAACCGTACCTGGCAGAGGTGTCAGGAGCTATCCAATAGCAGGCGGTTCCTGGGCGCGCGCGGGATACCGGGGAGAAGGGGGTATGTATGACACTAAGCTATGACGGTAAAACCAACCTGCCAGAATTCATCCGAAAAATGCTGGAGATACCCTATCTTCACAAAGGCCGGGACTATAACGGCGCGGACTGTGGCGGCGGAATAATGATTTTCTACCGGGATTTCCTCGGCATTACCTTGCCAGACTTTAACCTTGACTACGATATTAACTGGGCGGTCAAGAGCGACAAGAGCCATTTCATAGAGAACTATTATAAGCTTTTTCAGAAGGTGAATAAGCCCGCCAAATTTGATATTGTCCTTTTCCAGACTAAGAAAGGCATCGCCAATCACGGCGGAGTAGTCCTGAGTAATGGTAAATTCTTCCATATTTCAAAGCCGGGCGCGGGAGTGAACCACTACACGGATGAGAATTTCGCAAGGAGACTTAATGGGTTCTATCATTACAAAGGATAATATAAACACAGAAGTCCGCCGATCCCTGCGTCCTTATAAGAAGCGCGACATCACCGTCCGCTTTGTGCCGAATATTCTTGCCGATGAAGGCAGAGAGTTAAAATCATTCCCCTACAACCGCCATTTTACTATCCATAAATACCTGCAAAAGTCCGGCTTTGAATTCAAGGATATGCGGATTAGCGTCAACGGCAGGAAGATTGAGGACTTAAACAAGCGGTTGACAATCGGCGATGAGATTGTTATTGCTCCGGAGATAAGGGATCCGATAACTGGAGCAATAGGGGCTTTTATATCTTGGTTCGGTAGTTTATCTACACTCGCACAAATTGGTTTTGTTGTAGGTGCCGCCGCTGTCGGCTATTCAATCTATCAAGCCATTAGCGCCCAGCAAATTAAGTTTCCTACTTACAATACCTCAGGCGACGGCCTTGACGAAGGCTCGACCTATGCCTGGGACGGCGTGCGCACGACAGCTGAGGTCGGCAAGCCTGTCCCGGTAATCTACGGCGAGCGTGTTATTGGCGGAAATGTCCTCAATGAATATGTATCTACCGATGGAGATAGCAATTATCTGCATACTCTGTTAGGCATAGGCTGGGGGGAGATGGAAAGCATCACCATGCGCCGGATTAATCGCAATACCGCTACGAATTACAGCGGATGGTCGCTTACCACGAGGATGGGGACGCTCGACCAGGAGGTCATCCCGAATTTTCACGACAGCCATAATCTCGTCTCTATCGGCGTAGAGCTTACCAAAGACAACGCCTATACTTACACTACGGACGGAGACGACGTGGAGGCGTTTGAAATTCACCTCGCTGTGGCGGGATTATACCAACAAGACTCAAGCGGCAATATTCTTTCCTGGGATATAACTTATAAAGTTGAATATAAACTGCATAGCGCCGGAGAGTGGACAGACTTAGGATCTACCACGATAAGCAAAAGGACGCGCAATACCTTTAAGTCCATTTACCGCAAAGACGGCCTTACTGCAGGGCAGTATGACATTCGCATTACCCGGACTTCCGACGACTCTTCCGACCTTGATTATCCGATAACCAATGGTGATATGTCGCTTGAGCGCATAGACGAGATCAGCTGCGAGGACGAGCAGATATTCCCCCGGGTGGCGCTTGCGGCAGTTGATGCTTTGGCGCTTGAACAGTTGTCTGGCTCGTTCCCCGATTATGAATTACTGGTTAAGGGCCGCAAAATAATGACGCCGAAGGTTATGAACGGCGAGGAGGATGTGCCGTGGGATGATTATTATTGGGACCCGGAAGAGGAAGCATACCGCCTCCTGGAAGGTGATACCATACTTACCTGGGACGGCGAAACGTTTACCACTGCCTATTCAGCCAATCCAGTATGGTGCCTGTATGATTTACAGACTAACCGGCTCTTTGGCGCGGGGCATTATATCACCGCAGCCGACAATAACATCGCTTCCCTGATTGAGCAGTCGCAATATTGCGAAGAGAAAGTGTCAGACGGTAACGGTGGGTATCAAAAACGCTTCCGGCTTGATGTGGTTATTGACAGCCAGCAGAAGGCCCTTGACCTGATAGTCCAGTTATGCTCAATCTTCAGGGCTTATCCTTTCTATTCAGACAAGGGGCAAGTGAGGTTAATCGTTGAGAAGCCGGAAACTCCAGTCCAGTTGTTCTGTCCGGGCAATATTATAGAGAACAGTTTTTCAGAAAGCTGGGGGTCAAGACGAGAGATACCTAATATCGTCAACGTCCAATTTGATGACGAAGACCAGAATTACACAACGCAGACCATCCAGGCGTGGGTTGACGATGAAGCATTAACTGCTGGTAAGCCGCTTAATCCTGTAACCATACGTTATTATGGGGTAAAGGAAAGCTACGCCATCAGGCATGGAAGAAATTATGCTTTAGCGCTCAAGTATATCTCCAATACCATAAACCTTAAATCTGCTCTTGGCTCGATAGTCAGGCAGTGCGGCGAAGTGGTAGATATAGCCCACGATGTGCCGCAGTGGGGCTTTGGTGGCACGGTCAAGGGCGCTGTTTATAAAGGAGACTATTCCGCGGTAATCACCTACGTTGTAAATGAAGCAGTCACTTATGAAGGAGCTGAGTATAAATGCATCTTGGCTTCACTCAATCATCTGCCTACAGATACAGACTACTGGGAGGTGATCTCCCGGACAAAAGTTCTGATTGACCGCACAGTTACTATTGAAGAGGGAAAGAGCTATGCGATTCGGGTTGACTTTGCCAAGGGCGGGTATGAAGAGCGCACGGTTACCGACGCCGCAGGAAGCTACACCGAGGTCAACGTCAGCGAGGCGTTTTCTAAGACGCCGATCGCCTACGACCTGTATTCCTTCGGCGAGGTGGACAAGGTGGTTAAGCCTGGCCGCATTATGGGTATTTCCAGGAATAGAGATGGAGAGATTGAGTTCGAGATACCGGAATACAACGAGGACATATACGACGACAGCGCGGTAGTGCTTCCTACAAAGAAATATTCTTCACTAAGCACTGATTTTCCGAATGTTACTGATTTGACTCTTTCTGAAAGGGTGATCACCGCTAAAGATGGCACGGTAGAGAATGCGATTGAGGTTTCCTTTAGCAAGCCGGATATGTCAAGCTATATTGTAAATACATTCCGTAAAGTAAGGATATATTATTCCGATAACGATGGGGCAAGCTGGATTTATGCCGGTGAGACCTATGGCGAGAGTTTTGTAATTTCGGGAAATTTAAAGATTGGAGTAGGTTATGTCATAGCTGTTGTGGCGGTCGGGGTTGATGGAGAAGAAAGAATTATCCCGGCAAGCCCGCAAGAAGATATAACGCTTGAAGGTAAGATAACCGTCCCGGCCAATGTTTCGAGCTTTTCTTACTCTTGGGGAGATCTCTTATTGTTGTCTTGGATACCAAACACAGAAGAAGACCTTGCAGGATATGAAATAAGAAACGTGGACAGTGACTGGGGAGTAGGGGAACCAATTGATACAGGATTAACAACAGAAGAAGGAAACCAGCTTATTACTGAAGACGGAAACAATATAGTATTCGAACCATTAAGTGAAAATCTTATTTATAGAGGCGTTGCTACGAGAAAAACTCTCTATCCCGAAGGTAGAACAGTGGGGACCTATTATATAAAAGCTTTTAACACTTCCGGATTATTTTCCGAAAACGCGGTCAGCGTTACTCCGGAACTTTCAGTTCCGACCACGCCAGATGGACTCGGAGCAGACGTGATGTTTAATACGGCAAGAATCTACTGGACAGATAACCGGCCGACCAACCTTCTGTATTACGAGGTATGGCGATCAGAGACAAACCTTTGGGCCGGAGAGGAGGAGCTGGTCGGGAGGGTTTCGGGTAAGTCGATAACGCTGAACAGCCGGTCGCCAAGAAGCGGAACCGCGCAATCTGGATCCAATACCACGCTTGTGGACAATAGCCTGATAGGGTTCGGCGACGGCTATTTTGTCGGAGACACGATCGTGATTACCGAAGGTACCGGGGAAGGTTTGTCGGCCGAAATCACCGGGTTTGATGATGAGACCGGGGAGTTGACCTTTGCCGATATAGGGGAGGCCCTGGACAGCACGTCACAGTACAACATCACGGACAATACATGGATAAAGGTCAGGGGTGTGGATCAGTATGGAGCTGGAGTGTTCAGCTCGGCTTTGGAGATAAATTACGAGAATCTTACCGAGGAGATGTTTGGTGATAACGTCATAACCGCCAGGAAGATATACGTTGCCTGTCTATCAGCTCTGTCTGCCAATCTTGGTTGCGTGACCGCCGGAGTAATCCAGGGTGCCACTATGCAAACCGCGGCCGGAGGGGCAAGGACGGTTTTCAGCGGGACAGAGTTTAGATCTTATGATGGAGACGGCAATGTGATGTTTGAGGTAAAAGACGGAAATGTGGTTGCGAAAACAATGACATTGCAGGATCCGGCATGTTGTTGTTGCTATTCGTATTTGTCAGCCGGACAGTGGTATTTTCATGACGAACTCGGCAACGCTACCCCATACGTAAAAAGGCTTTGCGCTGGAGAAGCTACCACAGGAGATACCGTATGCCTGCCCGGTTGGAAAGTCCAGCCCTACATACAGATTGGTATTAAAGACTTAGCTGCGTACGACCCTAATTATTCGGTGAACTGTCAAAAGTGGTGCGTTTATTATAACAATCTTTGCTGTTATGAAAATTCCCCAAGCGACTATGGATGGAGCTTTGAAGTCCATGCCACTCTTTATAAGGCAAGCGGTGAGTATGAAGAAGCCGTTAAGGACGTCGCCTTAGACACGAATGTATATACTCATTCTGATGCCTGCTGGAGCAGGGTAAGAAATAGATTTTTGCTATGGTGTTTCAATTGTGAGTCTTCTTCTTGTTACGGATATGGTGTTCTGTGTTATCGCATAAAGTTCAGGTGTTACGAAGAAGGTTGTGCCTGGGTTTGTTGTGATTATTCTTACACTCAGCCGCATGATTCCAGCGTAGCTTTAAAGACCTGTTATGACATTTGCCAAAATATTTGTTTTCCCGGTACCGGTTGTTGGGAAATTCAGTTAAATTGCCTTTCTTTAACTTGGTGTTTATCAGCCCTAAGTGGAGTCGTTAATTGCTGTTGTTGCAGAACTATAAATGACTGCAACACGGTTTTGCAGGTTTATAGAAGTATGGGGGGAGGCACCTATGAAGAGCATACTTGTTGTGATTATGTTTATTTAACTGGGGATAACCCTTCTAACGTATATTGCGCATACGTATGTTTTTGTGATTGCACCAGATTTTATGCCCACCAATTCAATTATTACTTTTTTACACGGCATTGTTTCTGTCTAACTTTTGGCCAATGCCTTATAGAAAATAGATCTCTTTGCTTTTATACCGGGCCAGTTCCTGCCACGATGTGTGAAGCGGTATATGGATGTAATCTTTGCATAGACTTGGCAACTGATTATAACTATACCTGTATTTGTCGATGGTCTTGTTTATTTTTCTGCACTGCTCCAAGGATTTCAGGAACATGGTGCTTTGGCCCATCAAACTGCACTTATGGTATGTATTTAATCCAATGCTACTGTACCGTTCCGTCTTGCTGTGCCTGCGAATATGAAAGACAGTGGTCTTTGAAAGATTATTCTGAACAACAAACAATATTAGATCCAAGCGGGGTATTAAATTATTTGGCAATATCATACTCATAAAAAGGGAGGGGATTATGCAATTAGAGCAGATTAAAGATGCGAAAATAAAACATATAATTTTCGTAGCGGAGGGCGGGATCGGAAAAGTTATCTGTTCAACTGCCATAATTAAAAGGTTAGCTGAAGAGTTTCCAGAAAAGAAGATCATAGTCATGACCGGTTACCCGGATATCTTTATGTATAATCCCAACGTTTATAAATGCTTTAACTTTGGCAATCCTCTGTACTTTTATGACGATTTTGTCAATGCCGAGAGCTTCGTTATAAAGGCTGAACCGTATACCGAATATAATTACATGTTCCAAGAACAGCACCTAATTGATTCTTGGTGCGGTATGATCGGCATCAAGCGCAACGATGCCATGCCGGAGATGTTTTTTATGGACAATGAGCTTGAGGCAGCTCAGGCGTATATCGATAAAATAACGCAGAACGGGAAAAAGAAATTTGTCATCTTGCAATGGATAGGAGGTATCATCCCGCAGGAAAAATCTGATTTGGCGATGTTGGATGTATTAGGCAGGATGCATAGAAGGTCATTACCAAAATCAGTAGCTCAAAAATTGGCCAATAAATTAGTAAGCAGGGATTATGTCGTAGGAACTGTCCAGCACCCGAATTTTCCCGATATCCAGGGGGTAGAAAAGCTTTTCTTTCCTAACGCCCCGGTCAGAGGAATTGTTGCTTTATTGAAATTCGCGGAGGGCTTTATTGGTATTGATAGCTTTATTCATCATGCCGCGACCGTATTCAATAAAAATGGGGTAGTCATTTGGGGAGGGACTAACCCTAAAAAACTCGGCTATGCTTGCCAAAAAAACCTAACAAAAGAAGTATGTAAAACACCATTTTGCCATAGGCCGGATAGTTATGTTTTTGACGCGACGAGCATAGGTTCTATCTGGAATTGCCCCTATAATACAAAATGCTTACAATGCGATGCTGATGAAATAATGCAGGCATACGAGGAATTAAAATTATCAGATACTAAAGATAAAATATAAAATGAATTTCGGCGGTGGAATACTCACCCGCAAGCCGCAAACGGGGAAGTCAAGCGCCTCTATGCGGGCCGCCGACACTAAAGGAGACCCCAAATGGCTGATGTAAAAATTACAGAATTGACCGAACTTACCACTCCCCAGGACACCGACGTAATGCCGATAGTCGACAACTCCGGCACGCCCACGACCAAGAAGTCCACCTGGGCGAATATCAAGGCGACGCTGAAGACCTACTTTGACAGCATTTATCAGGCGGCATTAGGTTTTACTGCGGAGAACGCAGCCAACAAATCTACCAACGTAACAACCGATGGCGCTTCGGATACCAAATATCCTTCTGTGAAATCAGTCAAGGATTACGCGGATGGCATAGTTGCTGGGTTGCTGGATTATCGCGGTGCTTATGACGCTTCAGTCAATACTTATCCGGCCGCCGGAGGCTCAGGAGCAGAAGGCGCGGTAATGAAAGGCGATATGTGGGTAATATCCGTTGCCGGAACACTGGGAGGTGCAGCGATCCAAATAGGTGATTCAATTATCGCTAATATAGACACACCAGGGCAAACCGCAGGGAACTGGAATACGTTGAATACTAATTTATCTTATGTTCCAGAAGATTCTGCCAACAAGAAGACCACTCTTGCCGATGACTCTGATACTTATTATCCTTCCCAGAAAGCGGTCAAGACTGCCGTGGACGCTAAAGAAGACGCGGCAAATAAAGAAACCTCGGCGCTTGATACCTCTACCACAAAATACCCTTGCAATAATGTGGTAAAGACTGCGGTGGACGCAAAGGCCCCGAAAGACATTACTATCAATACGCAGGAAACAGACGCATATACTCTTGTTCTTGCTGACGATGGTAAACTGGTTGATATAGATTATGCGACTGCCGCAACTTTAACCGTTCCCAAAAACGCGGTCGTAGCATTTCCTATCGGCACGATAATTGCTATAAGACAGAAAGGCGCAGGCGTGGTAACCATAGCGCCGGTGGACGAGGACGTTACCATAAGCTACGCCGAGGGGCTTGACACCACGGGGCAGCACGCTATGGCGGCGTTGGTCAAGGTCGCCGAGAACACCTGGGTGGCGACAGGCTCGCTGGAGGCGTAAGATGAGCATAAGGCTTCTTTGGATGGCGATAATGAGCAAGGTTCAGGCGGTCATCGAATGGCTGGAGCTCGACTATATGGAAACACTTGTGGATGACGCAGCGGCGCAGGCGGCGTATGTAACTAATGCGACTACAAGTTATTTAAACACTGGTGGTACTATAACTACAGATGGTCTTTACAAAGTTCACACTTTTACTTCAGGCGGAACTTTTGCAGCTATAGGTTCAGGTAATGTGGAAGTCCTTGTAGTTGCAGGTGGTGGTGGAGGAAATGGTGGAAGATATGGTGGCGGTGGCGGTGCAGGTGGTTTTGTAACTCAGACTGGTAGAGCAGTAAGTACAGGAAACTATACTGTTACTATAGGGACTGGTGGAGGAAATGATACTTCTGGAGGAAATTCGGTATTTGATACTATAACTGCAATAGGTGGTGGTAAGGGTGGTAGTTATGCTTCTCCTAATGGAACAAATGGCGGTTCAGGTGGTGGAAGTAGTAGAAGTGGTACTGGTGGAAATGCTACACAAGGAGATTCTGGCGGTGGAACAGGTTATGGATATGATGGCGGAGATAGTGCTGATAATGGTGCAGGAGGTGGTGGAGCAGGTGGTGTAGGCTCAGGGGGTTCTTCCAATGTCGGTGGAGATGGTGGAGCAGGACGAGCATCCTCTATAAGTGGTGCATCAGTTACTTATGCTGGTGGTGGTGGCGGTGGTGGATATAACTCTGGTGGTTCAGGTAATAGTCTTGGTGGTAATGGTGGATATAGTGGTGGTAAAAATGGTGGGAACGCTACTGTTTACGGTTCAGGTGGCGGTGGTGCAGGAAATGATGGTTCTGATACTGGAGTAGGAGGTTCTGGTTATCAAGGTGTTGTTATTATAAGATGCTTAGCTTCTGATTTTACTTCAACTATTGCACTCCAATCCTACTCCGAATCCACCATCAAAACTCAAGGTTCATATTCATTAAAAGCAGTAGCGGCGGCAACGGATTCTTTGAATGACACCTTAACGCATACTTTTGACCCGCCAAAGGACTTATCCGGCAAGACGCAGATTA